ATTGAACAATGGACCGAAGATGATTGATGAAGGTCATAAACACCACCGCCAAGCGGAAGATTGAATCGCTGACCCATCGTAAACGGGTCATCCAAGGAGGGACCTCGGCCTCCAAGACCTTCAGCATCCTTTGCGTTTTAATCAAACAGGCTTGCACGAAGAAGACCGAAATCAGCATTGTCGGGGAAACCGTGCCTCACCTTCGGAGGGGTGCGATTCGGGACTTCATCAAGATAATGATTGCCAAGGGCATCTTCGTTCCGGCAAGGTGGAACAAGACCCTGCTGACCTACCAGTTCGCTAACCGTAGCACCATCGAGTTTTTCTCGGCTGACCAAGAGGCAAGGCTCCGGGGTGCAAGGAGGCAGGTGCTATTCATCAACGAGGCGAACAACATCGACTTTGAGTCCTACTACCAGTTGGCAATCCGTACAAGCGAGGCCATCTACATCGACTTCAACCCGACCCACGAATTTTGGGCGCATACCGAGGTCCTGCGAGAGGACGATTCCGAACTGCTCATCCTGACCTATCAGGACAACGAGGCCCTGCCTGATACCATCAAGCGGGACATCGAACTGAACCGCACTAAAGCCGAAACGTCAGCCTATTGGGCGAACTGGTGGAAGGTCTATGGCCTCGGTCAAGTCGGGACGCTTCAGGGTGCGATATACGAGGACTTCGAGGTCGTGGAGGGTATAGATGTCAGCCGTGCGAAATTCGTCGCCCTTGGGCTTGACTGGGGCTTTAGCAACGACCCTACGGCATTGGTCGCTATCTACCGCCAAGGGGACTGCCTACTCATCCAAGAACTGCTCTACTCAACAGGCCTTACCAACCAAGACATCGCAGACAAGTTGCGGACGCTGGGCATCACAAGGGCTTGGGAGATCGTGGCGGACTCTGCCGAACCCAAGAGCATCGAGGAAATCTATCGTCTTGGCTTTAACATCAAGCCGGCAGAGAAAGGCCCCGATTCGGTCAGGAACGGCATAGACATCCTGAAACGCTACAAGTTGCAGGTAACCAAGGACTCGACCAACCTTATCAAAGAACTGCGCTCCTACACTTGGGCAACCGACAAGGAAGGCAAGAACACAGGGGTTCCGATTGACTCGTTCAACCACGCCTGCGATGCGATGCGGTATGTGGCACTCAACAAGTTAAGGGTCAGTAACTCGGGGAAGTATGTTGTTGTTTAACTTTGCCCCATGAACGCCGAACGCATCCTTGACCTGATCATCGAAATCGGCAAGACGCTTGCAGCCGTTTTCTTCATTATCACCCTTCTAACCCTCCTTTGGACCTTATGAAAGTCGTTCACTATTACCACATATATTGCGGAGGGAACTGGCAGTTAATCCTCAACCAGCACATGATGGCGGTCTGCAACTACGGCCTCATCAATGTCTTGGATGAAATCAGGGTCGGCATCGTCGGTCCACCCGAACAACGCAAGGCGGTCAAGGAGGTGCTGGAAAACTCGATGGTGGCCGATAAGGTCAAGGTCGTGGTAACCCGAACCAACGCTTGGGAGCAGGCGACCCTTACCGAGATGTACCGGGCCTCGCAGGAAGAGGAAGCCATGTACCTGTACGCCCACACGAAGGGGGCAAGCGACCCTTCTTTGATAAACCAGTTGTGGAATCGCAGCATGACCTTCTTCAACGTCGTGGCTTGGGAACGCTGCCTGCAACTGCTGGAAGGCGTGGATGCGGTGGGATGTCATTGGATAACCAAGGAGCAGTTCCCACACATGGCGGATCACAACAACCCCGAAGGCTACCCCTACTTTGGCGGAACCTATTGGTGGGCCAACTCGTCCCACATCAAGGAACTGGGTGAGCCTGTACGAGAACACCGCTGGCAAGCCGAACATTGGATTGGCAAGAAACCCGACACCAAGGTCCACGACACCAACCCCGGATGGCCGGGTCCCGAAAAATTTGTAATCACATTTTAAGCATGAAAGACAAAGAACTGATTGCCATCCTCGACGAGTTAGACCTCAATGGTGCTGACTATGACGGAGGAACCGACAAAGCCAACGGCCACAACTACACAAGCACCTATGCTAAGTACTTGGCTGAAATGCGAGCCGACTCCATTAACTTCGTGGAGATAGGCGTGTGGCACGGAGGGTCCATGGCTATGTGGTGCAAGTATCTGCCCAAGGCCAAGTTCTTGTTCTACGACATTGCCAACCAAGTCAAGCCAAAGGCTGACAAGCACATTGACTGGACTCGTTCAAGGCTTCACATCGCATCGGCCTACACACCCGAATCCGTGCAGGTAGCAAGGGACTATTTTAAGAACGGCATTGACTTCCTGCTGGACGACGGCCCGCACACCTTGAGCTCTATGTTGCAGGTCGTCAGCCTGTATGCTCCATTGATGAACCAAGGCGGTGTTTTGATGATTGAGGACGTGCAGAGCAAGGATTGGTTCGTGAACCTGTCAGCCGTAGCACCGAGCAATTCAATCTTTGAGGCCATAGACCTTAGTGAATCGGGCCGATACGACGACCTTATTGCCGTTTACAAGTTCTAACATGGGCATCCCCGTAATCATCAACAACCGCAACCTGCTGACATGGCCCAAGGCGATGGTCAGGGACTTGAGCAAGTGGGAGGGGATTGGGGACATCTACATCGTGGACAACGGTTCAACCTACGAACCTTTGCTGGAGTGGTACGCCACCAACCCCTGCAAGGTCGTAATGCTTGGCGAAAACTTGGGCCATCAAGCCCCATGGACTTCGGGCTTGGTGCAACAACTGGGAGAGCCGTTCTATGCGGTTACGGACCCGGACCTTGACCTTTACAAGACCAGCAAGAGGACGATTCCCATGTGCTTGGAGTGGTTGCAGCAATTCCCCCAAGCAGGCAAGGTTGGCCTGTCGCTCCGATGGGATGACGTTCCTCCAAGGTCGTCGTACTACACTCACGTTAACAACTACGAAGCGACCCGTCAGCGTAACTCACGGGTCATCATGGCAGCAAGAGTTGACGTGCCTATCGACACGACCTTTGCCGTTTACAATCGTCAGGAGTACTTCATCGGTGGGGTTTCATTGCTTGAGTCAGCGAGGCACATTCCTTGGTATTACTCGGAGAAAGAACGCAAGGCTGATAAGGAGTTCAGCCAGTACCTTGCATCGGCATCGTCGGCATCGTCCTACAAAACCTTCCTCAAACTATGAAACTCCAAGACCTCACCATCGACCAGTTCCAACGCATCGGAGCCATTGAGTTCTCCAGCGTCCTTGGGGACTACGACAAGCGTGCAGGAGTCGTCGCAATCGTTGAGGGGGTCGATATATCGTTCGTGAGAGAAATGCCCGCCAAGAGCGTCCTAAAGCGTTACAAGGCCATCATAAGCGAGTGGAACGCATTGCCTGCCCTTGGGTACAAGCGAAAGTTCAAAGCCGGGGGCAAGTGGTGGATTCCGACGGTGTTCACGGATGAGTTGACGGCCGGGCAGTTGATTGAACTGATGGACGCAAACACGACCGACGAGAAGCAGTTGTTGCAGAACCTTCACCGAATCATGGCGACCTTGTGCCGGGAAGGCGGTCTATTCGGATTCTTTCCGAAAAAGTACGACGGGGCTGCCCATGCGGAGCGGGCCGAACTGATGAAGAAACACGCCAAGGTCGGGGACGTTTGGGGGGTTGTCAGTTTTTTTTTGCTAAGTTCAGAATCCTACTTGAAAGTTTTGAGCGACTATTCCAAGCACCTGATGACGAAGGCCGGGGAGTTGACGTAAGCCCTCTCGCAGGGTACGGATGGCTGATGGTGGTGTGGCGGATGGCTAACAAGGACGTTCTTAAATTCGATGCCATCTTCGCAATGAAGGCGGTGGAGTTCTTGAACTACGCCCTCCTGATTCACGACATTTTGGAGGCAGAGAGGATGGAGGCGGAGCGAGCAAGGCGCAGATAGACACTATCCAGCACGGGGGACATTTACCCGTATGGAAACAATCATCCTCGCCAATGGTAAGTCCGTAAACAAGTTCGGCAGCGGTTCGATGAAAGGCATCGACCAAACCGCTTTGGAGGGGATTGGTTCAGTCCTCGGCCCCAAGGGTGGAGGCAAGTCGCCAACCCATGACGTGCTGGTCAAATGGATTGAACGGGTCATCGAACTTGCGAAGAAAAACCTTGAAGCAGCCAACGCCAACGCAGGGGGAACGCTATCGGCATCCATTGCCCCCGAAGACATCGAACTATCCGCAAAGCAAATCGTTGTGGCTATCATGGCTAACCCCTATTGGAAGTACGTGGACCAAGGGGTGCGAGGCAAAACGTCAAGCGTAAAGGCTCCAAGGTCGCCATTCCAATACAAAGACAATTACCCACCTGCCCAAGCCATGGCTGATTGGATAGCCAACAAGGAAAAAGCAGTTGTGCCGACCTATTCACGCAAACTCAAGCGGATGCGGACGAAGCAGGAGCAGGGATTGGTCGATGGCAGGTCGGTTGCCTATTGGGTATTCCAGCGAGGAACACGGGCCACGAACTTCATGTCTAACGCCCTATCCCCCGAAATGATAGACGTTTTGGTGAACACCATCGCTGAAACCCTTGGTAAATCCATAAGCGTAGCAACCAAACTATAAAATGGCAACAACCGTCCTTTCAGGGTCGCCCCAAGTGGCTACACCCGTTTACAACAAGATGCTCTTCAAGGTCAGCGGTTCGCTGACTGCACAACCCAACTACCGCTACGTCTGCGATGTCAAGAACCCAGCAGGGACCACCCTTGCCCGGTTGAAGTGCGACAAACTGCCCACCACCAACTTCGGGTTCTTTGATGTGGCCAAGGTCGTTGAAACCCTGATTGCACCCACCAAGCCATCGCTGACCCAAACAGGTTTCGTGGACCATGCCGGGTATTATTCGGGGTACAGGCTTGACTTTATGGAGGAATATGGAAACACGCCTGTCGTTTACACGGGAACCGTTACCACCGTGTCGGGGAATGTTTCCTTTGCAGGAAACTTGGAGCAGTTAGAACTTGCGACTTGGAGTGGTGGCCTGTACTTTCCGAGCGGTGCTATCGTCAACGACACGAATCGAATGCTAACAACCCCGACGACTCGCACGGTCTATGCGGACGGCTACGGATGGCTTTCCATCGGGCAGTTCAACTACGGGGTCGAGAAGGCTTACATCCAATACTGGAGTGCAACAGGATCGACCTTTGCAAGGCAGTTCGATGTGTTAGCGTCGAGTGTATCGGGTTCGAATGTCATCCGCTTCGGGGTCGGGCCAATGAACCTCAAAGCCCTCACGTCGGGGCAATGCTTGGACGGGAACCCCGGAGATTACCTATTCCAAGGCAATCCCGGGGACTTCTACGACGTTTACTTCTCAAGGGGGGCAAACATCACGATTCGTCAACGCTACGTCATCGGGCAATGCCAGCGGTTCAACTCCATCCCGGTTCACTTCCAAAACAAATACGGAGGCATTGACTCCTACACCTTCACGCTGAAGAACCGCAAGCGGGCTAACATTACCCGGCAGACGTTCGGCTACAACTCGGACGTTTATGCAACCACCACCTACGACAAAGTCTGGGCAGGGGAGTTCGATTACGTTTACGCCCTCAACTCGGACTGGCTGACGGATGCAGAATCCGCTTGGCTGATTGAGATGATTCGCTCCGGGCAGGTATGGCTTGAACTGGATGGGCAGTTGGTCGAGGCTATCGTCAACGCTAATACTTATCAATTCACGACACGCAGAAACGACCGCCTGACGCAGTTGCAGGTTGAGGTTGCCGTGGCTTACAAGAACAATATTTTATGAGCGTTACGCTAATTGCCTACCCTCTCAACGATTCCGATGTTGAGGTCCCCTATGTAGTTGATACAATGGGTGGCACAGACATAGCCATCACGTTCAGCATTGACGACATAAACGACATCACCAAGCGTAGGGGGTCGTTCTCCAAGACCATCGAGTTGCCTAATACGACAACCAACGCAAGCCTGTTCAAGTTTGCCTACAACGTGCAGTCCTTCGTCGGTGGATTCCAACCCAACAAGAAGATTCGTGCAGCCATGTGGGAGGATGGGGTCCAAGTGTTCAGCGGTGCGATGCAGTTGCTGTCCATGAGCAAGACCAAGGGCGAAGTAACCTACGAGGTTGGTCTGTTCAGCGAGGACGTGAGCCTATTCCAAGACATCCAAAACAACCTGCTCGTCAACACGGCTGGCGTTACCGGGATGAATCACACGCTGACCTCGGCCCATGTTTCTGCGACTTGGACCGCAAGCGGTGCGAGCGGTTACGTTTACGGCTTGGTGGATTCCTATGGAGCCACGGATGTAATTACACAAGGGTGGTTTGCTATCCCTTACTGGAAGATGGGGCCGTCCATTTACGTCAAGAAGATGGTAGATCTAATCTTCGCACAGGCAGGCTATCGGTACACATCCAATTTCTTCAACTCGACCCTATTCAAGAAACTGGTCATCCCCTACTCTGCCGGGACGATTCCTGTCAACCTTTCGGGGTCTAATATCTTTGCGCAGTCCACTGGGAATGTGAGTGGTGCAAACAACGTGGATTTTACCGTATTATTTTCAAAAGACACTCCTGCCCCTTACTTTGACAATGCAGGATACTGGGTCGCATCGTCCAGCATCTTCGTTGCTCCGAATGTTCCGACTCGTTGGAATGTAAGCGTTGAGTTTACGGTTCAAACCGTATCGCCAACAGTTCCAAGCGTCCGAGCAAATATGAGTGTCAGGAACCTGACCGATTCAACCGATAATGCGGTCATTACCAACATAACGGTTCGCAATAATCAAAAGATGACAGTGGTCTTTGAGGATGTCACTATTCCTGCAAATACGACTTCAAACATAGGTTTTGTATTTACTGCACCTGCCCTTGGAGGTGCTGGCACAATCTTATCAGGAGCCACAGTCTTATGGACTTGCATTGATAACCCAGCAAGCATCGGGGTCGTTGATATGC